TGGTGATCTGTCACTTGTCGTAAGGACAAGAGCGGGAACCGTTGGACAGACCACCAACTATACATATTATCTCACAACTAGCGAGGTATGTCAAATGTTACCAGAACGTGTTGAGAAGTGTAATGTTCTGTAGTTGTGTGTAAAGTTCTTATAATGTTCGGAAGCAAGTATTTGATTTGCAAGGAAAGTTCGATTGTTCGGTGATTTTGAGAGAGAGCGACCCTGCCGCAAGGGAGGGAGCGAAGGGGAGGGAAACGAACAATGTTAGTGCGGCACTAACTTTGCCGACCGCTCTCTATTTTAGAAAACGAACATTATATATAAATAATAAGATTAGATAAGATACTACAAAACTCCACAGGCATGGTCTGCCTCTGCTTCGCAGGGAATGTCACCGTATGCCACCAAAACGAAATGTACGATTGATAGATAGAATTTGCGAACATTCACCGTACATTAACCGTACATTACGAACATTAGGCTCAGCGCGACACCGAGAACTGGTTTCGCCCTGTTAGTGTCGCACTAACACGTTTGGGAGCGTGCGAGATTGGCTCAGGCTCGGCGCGACAGGAGGAACTGGCATCGACTCGTTAGTGTGACCACTAACAGCGTTCCGGGGCGGGCGCGTGTTAACCACTACGTGATAACACGTTAGGCTCAGCGCGACAGGAGGAACTGGCATCGCCAGAACTTGGGCACAAAAAAGCCCCGCCGAAGCGGGGCTGTATTTAGTTGGGTAGGAACATCTTGATGAACTCGGTGGGGGTGACGCATGAGTTGGTCGCGGTCCAGTATGATTGATCCCATGTCTCGCATCCCATAAACCAATTCAACAGGATGAACAGAAAGAACAGGGCGAAAAGGATGCAGGCAACAGTGCCGAGCAGGATGTCTTGATAACGTGTCATAACGTGTCTCCAAAAAGTGGGGGGCCGAAGCCCCCCGTTGGGTTTACTTGAGAACCGCAAGGGCCGCTTTGACTTTGTTCACCATGTCGGTGATGTCGAAGGTGGCCTCTTCGGCGTTCTGGCAGACCTTGATAACATCGTTCAAGTTATCGCGGATGCGTTGTTCCACCGTGCGGTTGCGAGCGCCTGCGCCGTCGCTGTTGTCGGCATCCAAGCGCTTTGTCAGTTGGCGCTTGAAGTCGTTGCGCCGTGCGCCGATCTGCTGTTGCCAGTAGCGGCGCGTCGTTTTCTGCGCGTCGGTTAACGACTTAACAGGCTTTTCCAACAGCTTCTGGATGTCAGCGTTGAAGCCGAGCACGATGGCGCTGTTGAGCGCGTTGAACTCTTCAACCGAGACGGTTGAGCCGTCCGACTTCGGCGAGACGAAATCGGTGGGTTTGTCGAACCCGTCGGCAATCAAGGCATCAAGCGCCGCAACGCTCGCCTTGTCTGCGCGGATGGTTGAAGAGACGGCTTTTGCAACCAAGGTTGCAGTGTTTTGGGATAGTTTGCGCATTGTCATTCTCCTATGATTGACAAGTTAAAGTTAAGCCAACGGTTCCCGCCGTTGACAATTACATTAAGCCTGTTTCGTGATAACAAATCAATAGATAAACTGACAGGATGGCAAATTTAATCACTTCTCGATAGTTTGTTAGTGTCGCACTAACAACGCCGGACACGCGAACCCTACCCCGCCCCCACCCCCCAAATGACAGCTTAGGATTCCTTATCCTCTATGTATTACTAATCCCCACGAACAATCGTAAAATTCCTAAGTTCGACCCCCCACCCCCCTCTCACAGGGAACACCCCCCGTCAGGAGTCCCAACCTCCTTGCACAAAAACAAATTATTGTGTATAAATGCCCACGAACGGTTAATAACCTGCGGATAGACAGTATGACGATGGTGCTAGAACCAGAAATTGGTGTGCCATATTCGGACAAAATCCCGTATATGGACTTGCGGGCACGCGCTGAGGCTGCGTGTAACACCGCGTCTGTGCTTGCTGAGCACGGTTTAGACGTGGAACCGACCACCGAAGACGAAGACACCGCCGCCAAACTGACCCTAGCCTACGCAGATAACCCCGAAAAGACCTCCAAGAAGGTGTCCGACAAGCGTGCAGCCACCCTACCCCCCGCTGCATTGATGATGACGCACAATATTCTCACCCAGTTTGGACATTCGGTCGTGCAGAGCGCCACTCAGGTGCGCCATTTGGTCACGAACAAGCTGATCGAAGAGACTGAGAACCCTGATCCACGGGTACGCATCCGTGCATTGGAGCTTCTCGGCAAGATTTCGGACGTCGGGCTGTTCACAGAGAAGACGGAAGTCACGATTACTCACCGGACCACGGACGAACTGCGCGAAAGCCTGCGTGTTAAGCTGGCAAAGCTGGTCAATCCGGTGGATGAACCCGAAGATGCCGTCATTGTGGACGGCGAGACCATAGATTTGGACGAAGAACTCGGGATCGAGGACGATTCCGATGAATGATATGGCGCTAGACTTCACAGAAGAAGACATCCAGCGCCTACTGGACAATTTGGACAGTTTTTCGCCAGAAGAAGTCGCCGAAATCGACAAAATGGCGGAGGAATTGACCACCCGCAAGGAAAATCAAGCCGCATTTGATGATTTGATCGAGTTCTGCAAGAAGATGCAGCCCGATTACATTGTCGGTGCCCACCACCGCAAGCTCGCCGACATGCTCATGGCGATTGAACGAGGCGATAAAGACCGTATTTGCGTCAATATTCCGCCCCGCCACGGAAAATCACAGCTCGTATCTATTATGTTCCCCGCGTGGTTTCTGGGGCGGAATCCCACCAAAAAGGTCATGATGGTGTCCCACACCACCGATCTCGCCGTGGATTTTGGCCGGAAGGTCCGTAACTTGATTGCTACGGATGCGTATAGATCAGTATTTCCTACCACATCGCTGGCGCAGGATAGCAAGTCAGCAGGTAGATGGAACACAAACGTCGGCGGTGAGTACTACGCCTGCGGCATCGGGTCCGCCCTAGCGGGTCGCGGTGCTGACCTCCTGCTCGTGGACGACCCCCACTCGGAACAGGACGTGATTAACGGCAACTTCGAGGTGTTCGAGAAAGCCTACGAGTGGTTCACCTTCGGTGCGCGTACGCGTCTGATGCCCGGGGGGCGTGTGGCTATCATCCAGACCCGTTGGCACATGGACGACCTGACAGGGCGCGTGACGACGGACATGGCGAAGAACAACCGCGCCGACCAGTACGAGGTGGTGGAGTTCCCAGCCATCCTTGAGGTGCAGGATAAGAAGACATCACGCTATGTTGAGAAGCCGCTGTGGCCTGAGTTCTTCGACTTGGAGGCGCTCCTGCGCACCAAGGCGTCGATGCCAGCCTTCCAGTGGAACGCGCAGTATCAGCAGCAGCCCACCGCCGAAGAGGCGTCTATCGTCAAGCGTGAGTGGTGGGGTCAGTGGGAGCAGGACAACCCGCCCCCATGCGAGTACATTATTATGTCTCTTGACGCCGCAGCAGAAACACACAACCGTGCCGACTACACTGCACTGACGACGTGGGGTGTGTTCTACAACGAGGACACGAGCGCGTATAACATCATCCTGCTGAACAGCATCAAGAAGCGTATGGAGTTTCCAGAGCTGAAACAGCTTGCGATGGAGGAGTACAGCGAGTGGGACCCCGATGCGTTTATCGTGGAGAAGAAGAGTGCGGGCACCGCGCTGTACCAAGAAATGCGCCGCATGGGTCTGCCCGTGTCGGAGTACACCCCGCACCGTGGCTCAGGTGATAAGTTAGCTCGACTGAATTCAGTTGCAGATATTGTCGCATCGGGTCTAGTGTGGGTGCCGCCTACCAGATGGGCAGAAGAAGTGATAGAAGAGATTGCCGGATTTCCTTTTATGAGTCATGATGACTTAGTGGACTCAACGGTGATGGCTCTTATGAGATTCAGGCAGGGGGGCTTCATCCGCCTACCAACTGACGAGCCTGACGAAATCAGATACTTTAAGCGGCGAAGCGGCGGGTATTACTAAGAGGTTAGAACATGGCTATAGAAAAAGGACTCTACTCCGCCCCGCTGGGGATCGAAGACGAAGACATTGGTGAAGAGACCGATGAGTTGGAGATTGAGATCGTAGACCCAGAGGCAGTCACGCTGAGCGATGGCTCCATGGAGATTACGTTGATCCCCGACGCAGAAATCTCGGACTTTGTTGAGTTCGACATGAACCTCGCCGAGGTCCTTGACGAGAGCCACCTGCGCGAGTTGTCGCAGGATTTGATTGGTCTGGTCACGGCGGATACTGACAGCCGCAAGGACTGGGCCGATACATTCGTTAAAGGGTTGGACGTGCTGGGCTTCAAATACGAAGAACGCACGGAGCCGTGGGAAGGCGCGTGTGGCGTCTACTCCACAGTGCTCGCGGAAGCTGCCATCCGCTTCCAAGCAGAAACCATGTCTGAAGTGTTCCCTGCCGCAGGTCCCGTGAAGACAAAAATCCTTGGGGACGAATCCAAGGAGAAGATCGAGGCCGCAGAGCGCGTCAAAGCGGACATGAACTACGAGTTGACCGAGCGCATGGTCGAGTACCGCCCCGAGCACGAGCGCCTGCTCTACAGCTTGGGTCTGGCAGGTTCTGCGTTCAAGAAGGTCTACTTCGACCCCAACCTTGGGCGTCAGGTGGCTATCTACATCCCTGCGGAGGACGTGATCGTGCCTTATGGTGCGAGCCACATTGAGACCGCAGAGCGTGTGACGCACGTCATGCGCAAGACCAAGAACGAGCTACGCAAGCTACAGGCTGCGGGCTTCTACCGCGACGTTGACCTCGGAGAGCCTGAGCCATACCACAGTGACATCGAGGAGCGCAAAGCCGAGGAGGGCGGGTTCTCGCTCACCGACGACAACCGCTACGCGCTGTACGAAATTCACGCCGACCTCGTTATCGACGGGGTTGACGATTCGGACGACGACATTGCCAAACCTTACGTTGTCACGCTGGAGCGCGGCTCGGGGGAAATTCTGGCAATCCGCCGTAACTGGAACGAGGACGACGAGTTGATGCTGAAGCGTCAGCACTTCGTGCACTACGTCTACGTTCCGGGTTTTGGGTTTTACGGGCTTGGCCTCATCCACATCATTGGTGGATACGCGAGGGCGGGCACATCCTTGATACGGCAGCTTGTAGATGCTGGTACCCTCTCAAACCTCCCGGGGGGTCTCAAGTCTCGTGGCCTACGTATCAAGGGTGATGATACGCCGATTGAACCCGGCGAATGGAAGGATGTGGACGTGCCGTCGGGGTCTATCCGCGACAACATCATGCCCCTTCCGTACAAGGAGCCGAGCCAGACTCTGCTCGCGTTGCTGAACCAGATCACGAACGAAGGGCGTCGTCTGGGCGCTATCAGCGACCTCAACATATCGGACATGTCTGCAAACGCCCCAGTGGGTACAACGCTTGCGCTCCTAGAGCGTACGTTGAAGCCGATGGCAGCAGTGCAGGCCCGTGTCCACTATGCCATGAAGCAAGAGTTCAAGATGCTCAAGTCAATCATGGCAGAGCACGCTCCTGCGGAGTACGGCTACCAACCGCACCGTGGCGAGATCAGCGCACGTCAAGCGGACTACATGATGGTGGACGTGATCCCCGTCAGTGATCCCAACAGCTCGACGATGGCGCAGCGCGTTGTGCAGTACCAAGCGGTGTTGCAGATGGCGCAGTCTGCCCCGCAGATTTACGACCTACCTGCCCTACACAGGCAGATGATTGAGGTTCTTGGCATCAAGAACGCAGACAAACTTGTTCCTACACGGGACGACGCGAAACCGACCGATCCGGTCAGCGAGAACATGGATGCACTCACGGGCAAACCGATGCGGGCGTTCATCTACCAAGACCATGCCGCGCACATTGCGACCCACACGTCGTTTATGCAGGACCCGATGATCGCGCAGATGATCGGACAAAACCCGCAAGCGCAGCAAATCATGGCGTCTCTACAGGCGCACATCGCAGAACACCTTGGCTTCCAGTATCGTCAACAGATCGAGGAGAAGCTGGGTGCACCCCTCCCACCACCGGGCGAAGAGCTTCCAGAACAGATCGAAGTGGACTTGGCACGATTGGTGGCAGATGCAGGACAGCAGCTTACGCAACAACATCAACAGCAAGCAGCGCAGCAGGCCGCACAGCAGCAGGCTCAGGACCCGATTTTCCAGCAGAAACAAGCCGAGCTTCAAATCAAGGCTCAAGATGTCCAGCGCAAAGCACAGAAAGATGCTCAAGATATGCAGCTCAAACAGGCAGAGTTGCAGCGTAAAGCCCAGAAAGATGTCCTCGACGCAACGCTTAAAGCGAAGGAAATTCAGATCGACGAGCAAGAACTCCAGC